GTGAGCATTTAGTGTGATACGTAAAAGATGCACCACCATTGCAACGATGCAACATTATTGCAATCGCCTACTATGCCGACACATTCAATCATCAAGTGATTTGATATCAGTTGACTATTTCCTATTATTCCATGCCTTTTGGCCTATTTATCCGCACATTGTGCGTGTAGACACGCAATAAGTGCATATTAGTGAGGGGGGCGCGTGGGACACGGGGGGTCACCCAGATACGTATATATATAGCCACATACAAAATTCAGGGAAATTGAACTGTAAACCACTGTATATGCACACACCCACACGGGTGTACAAGTAGTGACCAGAAACAATGAAGCAGTCATGGTGTAACAAAACTGTAACATTTGAAATCGCCTACACATAAAGTGCCCTACATATCTAATGCGTGACCACTTTCTAAGATCCAGTCACAAATAATGCTTGACAAACTTTTTGACGTGAGTATAACTATATTAAAGTGAAACATTAAGAATGTCTAAAAATTATACAATTGAGAAAAACACTTAGATGAAAAAGAAATTTTCTTGTTAAAGACACTAGCAAATGTGACACTTAAATGTAGCATTTAAATGTACACATAAAGTACTTGCATAGTAGATACATCTGTACTAAATTTGTGTTGCATAGCAAGCACAAATATGTTAGAATCCAATAAACACTCCCAGTGCTCCACTCAGATAGCACTAGATCTGTACCCCTCTAAAATAAATCCCAGATAATTGCTTGACAATTATAAATCTATGGCTATAACTATGTACAATCTAAAGTACGAAATCCGTACAAGAGAAGGATTGCTTGAGTCTGTATATGACAGTCTCTCCCGTAACTCCTCACTCGATACTATACACATACCTCACTCAGATGTTTTCTATGTACGTGAGGCACTTGAGGCCCGCTTTAAGCGGCCTTTGTCGTTAGAGCAAGTCGAAGAATACATGAAAGAGGCAGGTTGGACTGACGTGTAGTCAGCCAACTGAAACGAACAAAGTGAGTGGTTGGACTGATGTCAGTACCTGAAAGAGTTAAGACACAGATGAAGGAGAATGGGCTTACAGGTGTTAATAAGCCTAAGCGTACTCCCTCACATAAAACGAAGTCACACGTCGTAATGGCCAAGGAAGGGGATACGTATAAGTTGATCCGGTTCGGTCAGCAGGGCGTACGGGGTGCAGGCAGTTCCCCTAAGACAGAAAAGGATAAGGCACGTAAGCGTAGCTACTATGCTCGTCACGATGCACAAGGTAAACCATCCAGTAAGCTCTCGGCTAAGTACTGGTCTCATAAGGTTAAATGGTAAGGATATAATATGGCACTACCAATAGCGGCAATGGTTTTAACTGCGGCAAGAGCACTTGCTACAACAGGCGGGCGTGCGGCGGCTAAGAAGGCTCTGCAAGATAAGTTTAAAGATGCGACAGCTTCACAGATTAATGCGGCTATCAGTGCTGGATCAAAGGCGAGTAAGCTATCAGATAAAACTGGAAAACCGATCTCAAGTCTTGTTAAAATGGGAACAGGTGCTCAAACGGTAACAAAAAATGTCGCTAAAAAGGCTATGTCTCGTGGTGCCAAGGCTGGTGCTGTCGCTGGTGGACTCGGTGTCGCTGGGCTGGATGCTTTGGTTGATTCTATTGATAAAATCTCCGCAAGCACTCCTTCTGCTAAGCCTGCAAGTTCTTCTAGCCGTAAGTCTCCTGAAGGTGGCCAGACTATTAAAGAGAATCGCCGTGTCGTTAGTGAGACTAAGCTAGCCAAAGGTGGCATGACAAAGCAGAAGTACAGCAAGGGCGGTGCACTGAAGAAAGCACCTACGGATGCTAAAGGTCTTAAGAAGCTACCTACAGAAGTCCGTAACAAGATGGGCTACATGTCTAAAGGCGGAGCAGTTAAGCCAGCCAGCAAAAGTAAAAAGAAGTAATGGCTACCGCTAAGCGAAACTACCGTAAAGAATACGATAACTACCAAGGAACTGCTGAGCAGAAGAAGCGTAGGGCATCTCGTAATGCCGCACGTACTAAGATGGCTGAAGGCGGTAAAGTCAAGAAGGGTGATGGTAAAGATGTCCATCACACTACTGGTAATCCAATGAACAACAAGAAGTTGTCTGTTAAACCAAAGAGTGCAAACAGATCGTTTGCTCGTACATCAACCGCTCGTAAAAAGAATCCGAAGGCGTAATCATTATGGCAAAACGTGGTGAACAAAAGAAATTAAATGCAACTCTCTCAAAAGCTGAGTTAACTAAGCGTGAGAAAGAAGCTGAAAAGCGTTCTGAGCAACGGCGTAAGAACACCCGTGCTGGTAACGCCGGTCTGTCTAGTAGGCGGTTGAATCGCATGGAAGCGGAAGCTGAGCGTAAGAGTGCTGAAAAACGTAATAGAAAGCCGATGACTGACGAACAGAAACGGATGATCAGGCGCATTGCTGACAAACAGAATCAAGCCGCACAGGATAGAGGTGACGCTAAAATCCGTACTGAGAAGCGTGGAGCAGGTAGCTCAACTCGTGGCGTACAGAAACCGGCACCCAAAGGCGTACTTGCCAGTATCACAGATGTAACTAAAGATGCGGTATCTCGTGTGGGCCGTGGGGCTAAGGCTCTGACCGGTGTAGGTGCGGCATTGACACCTAGTGCAATCGGTGTAGGCAAGGGTGAGTCACGTAGTATGGCTGAAGAGCGTGCTACTGCTACTGCAGAGGCAAATGCCAATAGACTACGCACACAAATGGATGCGTCTAAAGCACGCGATAAGCGCAAGGCACAGGATAAGATTTCAGAGGCTAGTAAGCCCAAAGGACGCATGAGTTCAAAAGAGCCTACTTCAATTGCTGAAGCGAAGCGCATGGGTAAGGACTACTTCATTGGCAAGGATGGCAAACGTAAAGCCGCTGTAACTGCAGAAGAGTTAAAGGCATCGGGCATGTCCTTGCGTGAATACTTGAACAAGCAACAAGGCAAGACGCGCATGGCTAAAGGCGGTATGGTCAAGGCTAACTGCGGTGCTTCGATGCCACCAGCACAAAAATCAAGCAAAGGAAATAAGTAAGATGCCCGGCGAAACTCAAAGAGTAAACCCTGAGCGTGCACAGTTCATTAAGGACATGCAGGATGAAAAAGCGCAGTACGAGAGAGAACTCCGTGCTGACCCCGCAGACACAGCCGCTAAAGAAAACCTAAAGCGTGTTAACTCTGTACTTGAGCGTTACGGTGTACAGGTAGCCAACGAAGATAACTCTAAGATGAAAGATGGTGGCATGGCTCGTGGTAAGGGCGGTAAGATGTACAAGCATAACTATGCCACAGGCGGTAGCGTCACGGACCATCTGTCTAAAGTAGTTGGACCACCTCAGTCTGTACAGGCAATGACTGCTACAGTAGAGACACCTGCTGAACGCTCTAAGCGTCTGCGGATGGGCGGCTAATACATGGCGTTAAACGTCACACGCCCAAGCCGATTCAAGAGCTACGGTAAGCATACAGCAACCGACGGAGTAGGTGTAGTTCTGTACACCTGCCCGCCTAATACAGTTGCGTACATGTCCCTTGTGTTCTTATCTAACGGTACACCCAACGCATCAGATGTTAATGTTATCTGGACTGACTATGATAACGGTGCTCCAATCACAATCATCGGCGGTAAGAACTTAAGTGCAGGTGAGTTCATCCAGTTGTCTGGGTCATTTCTTGTGCTTGAAGAGAATGACACGATTACCCTGACAGCAGACAACACAGCAGGCGGTAACAATCCTGACATTGGCGGCATTGTAACTGTCGAAGAAGTATTCCTACCTAACGGATAATCTGTATGCCACTAGCGAAAGGCTCAAGCCAAAAGACAATCAGCAAGAACATCAAGAAGGAAATTGCCAGTGGCAAGCCTCGTAAGCAAGCAGTTGCTATTGCTCTGTCTACAGCAGGTAAGAAGAAACCCACTGTAATGGCGAAGGGTGGCAAGGCGACTAAACCTAAGAGCAAAGTCAATGAAGCCGGTAACTACACAAAGCCCACACTACGCAAGCGACTCTTTAATGAGATCAAGGCAGGCGGTAAAGGCGGAGCACCCGGACAGTGGTCAGCCCGTAAGGCCCAAATGCTCGCAAAACGATATAAGGAAGCAGGCGGAGGCTATAAGAACTAATGCCCTTGAAAGCATCTCAAAAGTCTCTGAAAGCATGGACAAAGCAAAAGTGGCGTACCAAGAGTGGCAAGCCATCTACTCAAGGCCCGAAAGCTACAGGGGAGCGTTATCTACCGGAGAAAGCTATCAAGGCTCTTTCGGACAAAGAGTATGCCGCTACTACGAGAGCGAAGCGAGCGGGCACAAAGAAAGGACAACAGTTTGTGTCACAGCCTAAGAAAGTAGCAAAGAAAGTAAAGCCACACAGGAAAGTGAAGTAACATGACCACCAGAAAACGAGCACTAACAGAGAAGCAACAGAAGTTCCTAGACGTACTCTTTGAGGAAGCACGTGGTAGTGTTGTGGAAGCTAAGAAGCTGGCAGGTTACTCTCACTCACAGCATACTGCTGAGATTGTGAACTCACTGAAAGAAGAAATATTAGAGCGCACTAACATGTACCTCGCCCAGTCCGCACCTCGTGCGGCAATGGCTATGGTTGGTGCGTTGCATGACCCCACTGAGCTAGGCATCAAAGAGAAGATGCAAGCGGCTAAGGAAGTGATGGATCGTGTAGGTATCATTAAGTCTGAGAAGGTACAAATTGAATCAACGGGCGGTGTCATGATTTTGCCACCGAAGCGTACAGAGGACGATGACGAATAGAAGTGTAGGCAAGTGGATACTTCCACAGCCTGAGAATGTAATACAAGATGAGGACTTCTTACCGATACCCCGAATAGCTCGTACTATTCCATTTGGGTATGAAGAAGATCCAGAAGACAGAGACATGTTGTTACCCGTGCCTAGAGAACTCAGGGCACTGGAGAAAGCTAAAGAATACTTAAAACAATATAGCTACAGGGAAGTTGCGAACTGGCTAACGAAGCAGACTGGTCGTAGCATTTCCCATATGGGTTTAAAGAAACGGATCGACAGTGAGCAATCCCACAAAAGAAGAGCTTCAACTCTCCGCGAATGGGCCAGAAGGTACGAAAAGGCGGTCACCACGGCGGAAGCCCTCGAAAGGTCAAGGCTCGGAGCAAGACGCTCGCGCATTGGTGAGGAAGCAGAAGCAGAAGGTAGCGGAGGAACTTCGGAAGCAACCGAAGATTGAGATCCGCGAAGATCCGCAAGTTGAGGATGAGTTTGAGCCGATACGGCCAGAAGAGCATAATGTTATCTTCAAGCCGAATGCTGGACCTCAGACTGAGTTTCTAGCGGCAGGTGAGCGTGAAGTTCTGTATGGTGGTGCGGCAGGTGGAGGTAAGTCCTACGCAATGCTCGCAGATCCTCTCAGGTTCATGGGTCACCCCTCCTTTAGTGGG